GCAAGCTAAACATGAAGCCTAGAGCCCCTGCCAAGAAGACCGCCCCTAAAAAGGCGGCTTCTGACAAGCCGAAGGCTAAGAAAAAAGAGGACTAATTAATGGCTGCTGATTCTGATGTAAAATCGAAGCGCATAACAGCTACCGGGTCTCTCGGTGTAGGTCCTGCGCGTATTCGTCAGATACAGTTGAAGACAACCACCGGGACTCCGCGCCTTACCGTCACTGACGGTAATGGCGGGGCTACCGTGTTGGATTTGGACTTTAACGCTTCTGATACGCACTCTGTAAACATTCCGTCTAATGGTATTCGTGTTAGCGACATTTACATCTCTGCTTTTACAAATATCACGGCGGCCACTGTGTTTTTTAATTAGAGGTTTGTATGGCCGGATCAGATATTAAAGCAAGTTATGTAACGGCCACCGGCACAGTTGCGAGTGGTCCAAAACGGCTAGTCGCTATTCATTATCATACCGGGGGATCTACCGGCAAGGTTGTTTTACGAGACGGGGGTGCTTCAGGCACCACTGTTTTTACTCTGGATTTTCACTCAAACTCTACCGGCGATCTCCAAATTGGAGAAGAAGGGGTAAAGTTTGACACAGATATTCATGCCACGTTTACAAACGTCACAAGCGTGACGTTTTTCTTTAAGTGAGGCAGAAATGGCTACTACCAAAGATGTAAAGCGTAGCCCTTCTGGTCGTTTGAGCTACAGAGGCGAAACGTTTTCCGGGTACAACAAGCCAAAACGTACCAGCGGGGGTAACAAAAAGTTTGCAGTTCTTGCAAAAAAAGGAACTGAAGTAAAGTTGGTTCGATTTGGTGACCCCAATATGAGTATTAAGAAGGATCAGCCAGATCGTAGAAAAAGTTTTAGGGCTCGCCATAAGTGCGATACCGCAAAGGATAAATTTTCAGCACGTTATTGGTCTTGTAAAAAATGGTAAAGAAAACAGATCCCACGGTGGTTACTTTGGAGCTTGAAGACAAAGAACTACGAGCAAAGGATGTTTTATTGTTGCTAGAAAAACATGAGGCTGAGTGCAGTCTTCGGTACGAACGTATCGAAGAACGGCTTGAAGACCAGAAAACGTTTCTGGAAAAGCTAGACATGCGTATGTGGGGTATTGCCGCATTAATTGTAGCGACGTTTTTGGCGGAGAAACTGTTATGAGTAGTCGTGTTAATTTAGGTAACGGTGCCTGTTCTAGCAGACCTAAAGTTCGCAAGATGAAAAAAGGCGGGGAAGCTAAGTCGGGTGGTAAGATCTGTGCTAAAGGTAAGGCTTGGGCAAAGCGTACCTTTGATACCTATCCTTCAGCGTATGCAAACATGGCGGCTAGTAAATATTGCAAGGACCCTAACTACGCTAAAAAGTCGAAAGGTAAAGCATAGTGGGGCAGCTTAAAGAGTGGCGTGATCAAGATTGGGTTCGTATCGGCACGGACGGTAAGATAAAGGGTAAGTGCGGCACTTCAAAGGACAAAAAGAACCCAGATCGTTGTTTGCCTAGAAGCAAAGCAGAAAGCTTGTCGCAAAGCGAGCGAGCGTCTACCGCTAAAAAGAAAAAGCGAGAGGGCGCTAAAGGTAAAACGGTTGTTTCTAACACCAAAAAAGCCAAGGTAAAAATGGCTTGTGGGGGCGAAGTTAGAAGAAATCATAAAGGTTGCGGGGCGGTCATGAACGAACGTCGTAAGAAAACGAGGTATGCATAATGACTCTTTCAAACTCTAAAGATTTTGAACTCGACGTCAGCGACTACATCGAAGAAGCTTTTGAACGGTGCGGATTAGAAGTTCGTACCGGATATGATTTAAAAACCGCTAAACGTTCTTTAAATTTAATGCTGGCTGAATGGGCCAACCGTGGTCTAAATCAGTGGACCATAGAGCAAACCACACAGGCTTTGACGCAGGCGGACGGTGAGTATTTGTTGGGATCCGACACTATCGATGTGCTTTCCGTAGCATTACGTCGTAGTGGTACAGATTTTAACATGGAGCGGATTAGTCGAGATGAGTATCTCAATATCCCCAACAAATCGACGCAATCCAGGCCCACTCAATTTTTCTTAGATCGGCAGCTTGATGCAAATTTAAAGATTTGGCCTCTACCAGAAAACAGCACAGATGTATTGGTTATTGATCGTATGGTTCGTATGGATGATGCGGATGCGTATACCAACACACTAGAAGTTCCTTTTCGATTTTACCCTTGTTTGGCGGCAGGGCTGGCTTACTACATATCTATTAAACGAGCCCCTGATCGTATTCAATTGTTAAAAGCAGTGTATGAAGAAGAGCTAGATCGAGCTATGACCGAAGATCGGGATCGAGCGTCTTTTACCGTTTCTCCTAGTCTAGATTATTACAGGTATTAAAAATGGCTAGCTATGCAAAAGGTAAACACGCTCTCGGTATATCAGACCGTTCTGGTTTCCGTTACCCTTTGCATCGAATGCGGAAAGAATGGAACGGTGCTCTAGTCGGCTATGATGAGTGGGAATCGAAACATCCGCAGCTAGAGCCTCGGCATAATGTCGTGGATGCTCAAGCGATACGGGATGCTAGGCCGGATCGGATAGAACCCTTAATAGCTCCTGTTGGAGCGGGTGGGTTTCCCAATCGCGGAGTTGAAACAAAAGGTTCCGGACAAGTCGGTACAGTGACAGTGGTGATTGCATGAGCTATACCTATGGAGAATTAAAGCAAGCTATTCAAGATTATTGCGAAAATCAAGAGACTAGCTTTGTCAATAATTTAAACACTTTCATTGAGTCTGCCGAAGAACGAATTATTAAAAACGTTCAGCTACAGATTTTTAGACGAAATCAATCCGCTTCTTTAACAGCGTCTAATCAATATTTGAATTTACCTTCCGACTTCCTAGCTCCTTTTTCTTTAAGCATAACAAACGGAAGCAATAAACAAATGCTCTTGTACAAGGACGTAAACTTCTTACAAGAGTTTGCTCCGGACGCCTCTTCGACGGGGGTTCCAAAATATTATGCTTTTTTTGATGACGAGAATTTGTTGATCGCTCCTACTCCAGATAGCGGTTACACCGTGCAACTTCATTATTTTTACAGACCGGCAAGTCTAACGTCTCTTAGCGACAGCGGTACTACTTGGTTATCTGAAAATGCTCCGCAAGCAATGCTGTATGGATCTTTGCTTGCTGCTTATACTTACATGAAAGGCGAGCCGGATGTATTGCAAAATTACTCTCAGCAATTTGCTGAGTCAGTAGCTCGACTGAAGAACCTGGGCGAGTCTTTGGAGTATACCGACGCATATCGGACTGGTTTAATTAATAGGCCCAAAACATGATTAGTAGCGAAGCTTTAAAATTTGAAATGCCAGAAACACCGCTGGTAACTGTTCATACGACAGATCACCGTGGGTTTACCCCGGAAGAAGTCGCAGAACGCTGTGTAGATCGATTAATCAGTGTTGCTGATACAGCCGACCCTGCACTACGAGATCAGGCGCGAGCATTTAAAAAGCAAGCGCACAAACTGATTGCATACTATATGCGCGAAGCGATTCGTTCAGATCGCACAACCATATATAATGCGTTAATGGATGCCGGTCATCCACAGCTAGCTGAAGCCATAAGGAGGCTGTAATGGCAATTACTCAAGCAATGTGCACTAGCTTCAAGCAGGAACTGCTTGAGGGTAAGCACGATTTTCGTACATCAGGTCACACGTTCAATATTGCGTTGTTTACATCATCGGCAACACTGGATGCGTCAACCACTGATTATTCAACCACTAACGAAGTATCTGGAACGGGCTACTCTGCGGGCGGTCAGGCTTTGACCAACGTAGATCCGACAACGTCTGGAACCACTGCGTTTTGTGATTTTTCGGATGAAACGTTTACCACTGCAACAATTACAGCGAACGGTGCCATGATTTACAACACCACAACCGCTGGTGGTACAGGCACAACAGATGCTGTTGTTGTACTAGCGTTCGGTGGAGATAAGACATCGACAGCAGGCGACTTCACAATTCAGTTCCCAACTGCTGACGCTTCTAACGCTATTATCCGAATCGCGTAAGGACGCCTAAATGGCTGATATTACCGGTTGGGGTCGAGGGACTTGGTCCCAAGGAGCGTGGAGTGAACCCGTTCCTGTCGAAGTCACTGGGGTATCCGCCACCGGTGCGGTAGGCTCTGTTACCGCAATCGGTATTGCGAATGTTCCGACAACAGGGCTTGTTGGAACGACAGGGGTAGGCTCCGTCACGGTCGCGGCAGCGGCAGACGTTGCTGTCACGGGCGAAGCCGCCACTGCTAGTGAAGGCTCTGTTACTGCCACCGGTCAAGCACTTGTCTCCGTTACAGGGGAATCTGCCACCGGAGCCGTTGATTCTGTTACCGTTGTTGCAGAAGCCAACGTATCGCCTACAGGCGAAGCCGCTACCGGCGAAGTGGGTACGGCCACCGTTGTTGGTGAAGCAAACATCGCACTCACGGGCATTGCCGCTACCGGCGAAGTGGGAACAACTACCGTTGACGCCGAAGCCAATGTTCCAACCACAGGACTTGCCGCCACAACTTCCGTGGGATCTATCACCGTTGTTGCAGAAGCCAATCTTTCTGTTACGGGCGAAGAAGCGACTGTTTCTGATGGGTCTGTCACTGTTCAAGCCAATGCTGACGTTGCTGTTACCGGAGAAGCGGCGACAGGTAGTGCCCCTGACGGTGTCATTGATGTCGGGATTACCGTCGATGTTCCAGCGACGGGTATTGCGGTTACTCCTTCGGTCGGCACAGTTTCCATTAAAGCCAATGCTGATGTATCCTTAACAGGTACAAATACCGTTTCGACGACAGCCGTCGGTTCGGTGTTCGTTTGGGGCGAAATTGACCCGGCGCAGGTTCCAGGCTGGAGCGAGGTAGAACCCTCGCAAAGTCCAACATGGACAGAGATTACACCATCACAGTCTCCGGGCTGGGATGATATAGCGGCGTAGGAGAGATAAATGCCTAGTACATATACTTCACGAACCGGTATCGAACTGATCGCAACGGGCGAACAATCCGGAACCTGGGGCGATACTACCAACACCAACTTACAGATTGTTGACCGAGCACTAAACGGCGTCGGCGATATCACATTGTCTGGGACAACACACACGCTGACAACGACAGACGGTACGTTGACGGACGGTATGTATAAGCTGTTGGTTCTTGGCGGCAGTCCTTCTGGCACAAACACCATCACCATCTCTCCAAACGACCAAGAAAAGATTTACCTCGTCTACAACAACTCTGGCGAATCAGCGATTTTCAGTCAGGGGTCTGGTGCGAACGTTACTGTTCCAGATGGCGAGACCAAGATTATTTACGCTGACGGCGCAGGAGCCGCTGCCGCAGTCACCGATTTCACGGGTTTGCTAAAGATTGCATCTACCAAAGTGACCGGCCTTGGCACAGCGGCCACGCAGGATGTAGGTACAAGCGCGAATAACGTCGTACAATTAAATGGGTCTGCTCAGTTACCTGCGGTGGATGGATCAAACTTAACAGGAATTGCGACAGCAGGTTTCTCAGTCGCGATGGCAATTGCACTATAGGTGAAATATGGCACAGGACTTTGAACGTAACATTGCTCGCGAGATTGGCACATCAGCCACGACACTTCGCACGGCGGATTCGGACGATGCGCTTGTAGGCATCAGCCTGTCCAACATCGTTGCGACACAGATTTTGGTTGATGTATACATTACTTCAAGCGCGAACGACTACTATCTTGGCAAGGACATACCGATTCCAGCAGGCTCAAGCCTTCAGTTACTGGACGGTGGTGCGAAGATCGTGATGCAGACTGGAGACGCCTTGAAGGTGGTTTCTGACACAGCATCAAGTTTGGACGCTTGGATTTCGGTCGTAGACTCGATCAGTACATAAGGTGACGTATGGCGTATTTAGGTAACAGACCCGGATTCCAGTACCAAGACGTAACCAAAGACTCATTCTCTGGTGACGGCTCGACTACGGACTTCACGCTCACGAAGAGCACAACTGGCTTGGACTGCGAAGTATTTGTCGAGAATGTACAGCAGGAGCCAACCACTGCCTACAGCATCGCAGGTAAGACTCTTAGCTTCACCGCCGCACCACCATCAGGCACAGACAACATCTACGTCCTGATCCGTGGCAAGGCAACCGTGAAGACCAACACTGCTGACAGATTCAAGGCAGTCCTGTTTGAGAACCCACGCACCATTACTGACGACATCACCCTGACCAGTGGCTACAACGCTACGATTGCAGGGCCAGTGACCGTGTCTTCTGGTGTGACATTGG